GTCGGGTTTACTGGAATACTTCTACTCCATTTAGCATTTAATGAATTAGTCCATTCATTTGTTACAAGATTATCTTTTACTTGAGTAATCATTGTAATAGTTGCATCACCAGGAGGAGTATCTTCATATATGTAAATTGAAATGACACGAGAACCATCTTGATCAACATAATTTATAAATTCAGAATATATCGGATCACCATTAAAGTCAAGAACTTCAACTTCTATAGGGGCTCCTATTTTTAGTGAATTTATATCGCCACGAAATTTAATTAAATTTTTACCAGCTGTTAGTCTTGTAGGAAATTCACTTATATCAAACAACCCAGATGATAACGGAGAGGTGTCTGTGATATATGTTGGTGTAAATTGATAACCTGAATATACAGCTTTAAGTTTCGACATATATGTTACTTTTTATATAAATATCAAACATGTTGAATATGACTAAAATTTTTTATTTTATTAACTTCAATAAGATTATCAACCATATCTCGCATTGATTCTACATGAGATATTATAATTGAAAAGTCAAATTTTGTCCTAAAATAATCAAATAAATTAGTAACAGCTGTTATATGATCTGTATCTAAACTACCCCAACCTTCGTCTATTGCTATAAAATTTGGTCTTGGTAATGCAGATACATTAATTAATGCTACACGAATAGCTAATGAAGAAATAAATCGTTCCATACCTGATGTTAATTCTAATGGCCAAAAATTATCTTCATCATAAATAATATATCCATTAATATTTTTGCCATCTGTATTTAATACCATATTAAAATCAACAACTTGATTTAAAACATTATTTATTTCTGTTTCAATCTTTGGTAATGCTTTTTTAATTAATTCATATGGAACGCCATCTCGCTTTACAGAATGTAAATAATATTCATATGCTTTATATTCTGTTTCTAATTGTTTATATGTATCTAATTGCTCTAATGCTGTTTTCTTTTTTGTTTTTGCAACTTCAATTTCTCCATGGTTAGATTTAATTTGGTCGGTAATTGATTTTAATGTAGTTGCAATATCTGTTATTAAACGCTTCTTAACGGATATTTTTTTATCTATCGATGTATTATGTATAATTGCAGACTCATTCTTTCGAAACAATTCTTGCCTTTCAAAACACGTTTCTAATTCAGATTCCTTTGTTTGTAAATCACTCTCTAATACTTGCAACTGTAATTCATGTTTATCTAGTTTATTTCGAATATCTTGTTTTTCTTGAATTTTGTCTATTTCGTCTTGTATAATATTTAATTTAAGTTTTGAAGAACGCTGAATCTGTTCTCGTTTTAATAGAGCTTTTTCTTTTATTGGAATTTCTTTTTCTGCTTCTTTAGCTTCTTTTACAAATACATTTGATATACAATATTTGCAG